GGCATGGAACAGAGTGTGTATGATTGGACAGCGCCTAGCATTATGGGTGGCCCAATATACGCAACCCGCTCGTGAAGCGCCTGCGATGGTGGAGTCAACTTCTGCTTATCGTCCGATGGATGCCACGACCTTACCGGGTGGTGGCGCGAATATTCCTGACGTGCCTGTGTTCCCGAACCAGCCCATGGCACCTCCGGTACAAACACAACCCGTAGCCCCTCCGGTACAAACACAACCCGTAGCCCCTCCGGTACAAACACAACCCGTGGCACCTCCGGTACAGACACAACCCGTAGCACCATCCCAAATCCCTACTGTTGCGACCACTTCAACATCAGTTCCAAATGTGATCACAGCAGAGGAGCGTCAACGCAGGGAGCAAGAGGCCGCCGCGTTGCTAGACCAACAGGCAGCGGAAGAAGAAGTGCGTGTCCAAGCGGGTATACTGGCAGAGCAACAACGCCAAGCCGCCCTAGCCGAACAAGAACGCCAACAGTCTATTGCGCAAGAAGCCGAAAGACTAGAGGCGGAAGAAGCAGAACGCATTCGTTTAAATAAAGTGGAAGCGGACCGATTGGCAGAAGTATTACGTCAACAAGCCGAAACAAAACAAAAGGCGGACGAAAAGGCCCGAGCAGATGCGGACGCTAAAGCAAAAGCAGATGCCGACGCAAAAGCAGCGTCAGAGTCCGCTGCCGCGCAATACGCTCAAATGCGCGCGGATGACTTATTCTCTCGGTTTGGTTTAGACACAGGAAACCGTACGCCCGCTCCCCCAGAAGCCGAGGCGAGTAACACAGTTACATGGCAACAGGACGTAGGCGGTGAGGGGTCCATGCTAGCCACCTTCACTGGAACCGCAGACGAACGTGACCGTGCGCTAGGTCTGGGGCGATACGCACCTGCTGACCAGGGCGCTTAAAGCCGCGTGAACCCTTTACCAAGGCAAGAATATGTCGATTGACAAGGCACTGAACTCCTTACCTGAAGTCTCCATTGAGATAGAACAGGAAGACATGTCCGGCATGTTGGACATTGAAATCATCTTGGAAGATGATGGCAGTGCGGTTATTGAGATTGGGGAAGACGAGCCGGATGTGCCGTTTTACGCCAACTTGGCCGAGGTCCTTGATCCGTCAGACTTGAACAATATTGGCGACAACCTCTTGCAACTGTTTGATGCAGACAAGGAGTCGCGCGCCGATTGGGAGCAGACTTACGCCAAGGGCTTGGATCTGTTGGGCTTAAAGATTGACGAGCGCACCAAGCCGTTCCGTGGTGCGGCAGGCGTGGTACACCCCATGCTGACCGAGGCAATTGTGCAGTTCCAATCCCAAGCCATGAAGGAACTGATGCCCTCTGGTGGCCCCGTCAGAACGCAAGTGGTGGGCAAGGAAACCTTGGACAAGTCGCAACAAGCCGCGCGTGTTCAAGACTTTATGAATTACCAGATTACCAACGTCATGCAAGAGTACACGCCGGAGATGGATCAGGCGTTGTTTTATCTCGGCTACGGTGGCTCGGTCTTTAAGAAGGTTTACTTTGACAGCCAACTAGACCGTATGGTCAGCAAGCTCTGCTTGGCTGACGACGTGTACATCCCGTACCACGGCTCAAGCGTCATGAGCCAATGCCCACGGATCACGCACCGCTTACCAATGGATTCCAACGAGTACCTGAAAAGGGTATTTGCGGGAGAGTATTTGGACTTGAACATTCAGGCTCAAGACGGATCACGGCCCTCGGATCAGATTCAAGACGCAGTAGACCGCGCCATTGGTATGTCCATGTCAGGCGAGTCAGAGGAAATCTTCCTGCTCGAGTTTATTGTTGACTTGGATCTGCCTGGCTTTGAGGACTTGGACGATAGCGGTGAGCCAACGGGCATTAAGTTGCCTTATGTAGTCACGCTTGATGAGTCCTCAGGCAGGGTCGTGGGTGTTCGTCGCAATTGGAAAGAGGAAGACGAGCTTAAGCTACGCCGCGAGTACTTTGTGCACTATGTGTTGATCGAAGGCTTGGGTGCTTATGGCTTAGGTTTTGTACACCTGATTGGTGGCTTGTCCAAGACAGCAACCGCTGCATTGCGCCAATTGCTTGATGCGGGCACACTCTCGAACCTACCCGCAGGATTCAAGGCCAAAGGCGCTCGGATCGCGAACGATGACAAGCCTATCCAGCCGGGCGAGTGGCGAGACATTGACGCGGGGGGCGCGGAGCTTTCTGCCTCACTCATGCCAATGCCTTACAAGGAACCGAGCCAAGTCTTGTTCCAGTTAATGGGCTTCACGGTCCAAGCGGGTAACCGTTTGGCAAGCATCGCGGACATGCAAGTAGGGGACGGCAATCAGCAGGCCGCTGTAGGCACAACCATTGCTTTGCTTGAGCGCGGCTCAATGGTGATGTCTGCCATACACAAGCGTCTGCACTACTCACAGTCATTAGAATTCAAGATGCTTGCCCAAGGCTTTGGTGAGTACCTGCCTGACGAGTATCCTTACGATGTACCAGGCGCGAGTCGCTCGATTAAGCGTCAAGACTTCAACAACATGGTGGCAGTGCTACCGGTTGCTGACCCTAACATATTCTCGACCGCTCAGCGTTTGATGCTGGCACAGACACAATTGCAATTGGCGCAATCCGCGCCTCAGATGCACAACATGTACGAAGCGTATTACCGTGTTTATGCGGCGCTAAACGTTCGAGACATTGACGGCATCTTGCGTCCTCAGAACTCACAAATGCCCAAGGATCCTGCCACAGAAAATGCGGACGTTTTGGACGGCATGGAGCTCAAAGCGTTTGCGGGACAGCAACACGATGCGCACATCGCAGCACACCTGATGGCAGGACTTAGCCCGTTGATTGGCAACAACCCACTAGCGGCCACGACACTGCAAAAGCACATCTTGTCTCACATTCGCTTGAAAGCAGAAGAGGACGTGGCGGCAGAGTTGTTCCGCCAGTACGGCTCGGATCCTCGAAGCATGATCTCCGACATTCAGCGCGAGGGCATGATAGCTCTCCTGATTGCGCAATACCTGCAACAGGTCCGCGACATGCAGAACCAGTTAGCCGGTGGCGGCGGTGGGCAAGCAGATCCAGTGGTTGCCTTGAAGGAAAAGGAACTTGAGCTCCGTGCGCAAGAGCAACAAACAGACTCACAAGTCGATCAAGCTAAGTTGCAGTTGGATGCACAGAAGCTTCAACAAGACCAGCAGAACGCACAAGCGCGGATTGACTCACAAGAGAACATCGCCCAGTTGCGTGCACAAGTCGGCCGTGAGCGAGTTGAAGTGCTCAAAGACAATATGCAAGGAAACAATAATGCGCAATAGAAAACCTAGCCCAGTTAAGAACACCACCAAGAGTATTAAGCAAAAGGTGGCGGCTCCACGTAAGTCGGCCAAGACAAGATCAGGCGTTGTGCGCACGGTTAAAAAGCGTGACGGCAACACCCCTGTTAAAATTTACTAAGGAACTAACATGGCAACAAGCAAGATGGTAAAGAAGGAAAGCGAGATGACCCCAAGTGAGCGCGCGCAGTTGACCGCGCAACGGGTTCGTGACCGTGAGAAAGCAGCGGCTGAGAAAAAGAAGGAGCAGGAAAAGCCTACGGTTCTTGATCGACTGCGTAACATGGTTTCACCAAGAAAGACTTCTGGTGACAAAAAGAATGTCCGTGATTCGTTGTCCAAAGAGGACATGATGGCGGATATTGAAGAAGAAAAGCAAATGAAAAAGGCTGAAGCCGCAGCCAAAGATCTGTCGGTTACAGGCTTTAAAAAAGGTGGTATGGTCACGGCCCGTGGTCAAGGTCGCGTGCGCACCAAAAAAGCAACCCGTATTTGCTAGAAGTTTATTAAGCCTTCAGACGGGGTTATCCGTCTGCTTTTACATGGAAACTAACCATGCTTGAATTTGCAGAGGCAGTGCTCAAGGAGATTCGACGCCTACAGGCCGACTCCGAAAACATCGTGCTCAACGGTACTATCGCCAATATGGAGCGATACCGGTTCATGATGGGACGTCTCGAAGGCTTAAAAATAATGGAAGACATGGTCAAGCAGATGATCAAGGAATCCCAAAAAGATTTTTAACCTGAGAGGAGATGTTCCAATGGAACAGGTAGTTGAGGCACCCATGACAGAACTCGAGCGTAAGTGGCAAACAGCAAAGGAGAACACACAACCTTCCTTGCTTGATGCCTACGATGACAGCGGCAAGTTTGAGCCTGAAAGCTTGAACCCCGACGTTGTTAACCGCGTACCGCGCCCCACGGGTTGGCGTATTGCTATTCTCCCCTATCGCGGTACGCTAAAAACCAAGGGCGGCATTCTCTTGGCAGAAGAAACCCAGAAGCGCACACAACTCGGCACCACTTGTGGGTATGTGCTAAAGATGGGTAGTCTTGCCTACGCTGACCAAGCTAAGTTCCCCTCAGGACCTTGGTGCAAGGAAGGCGACTGGATTATCTTTGGTCGCTATGCTGGTGCGCGGATCGCTATTGAGGGTGGCGAAATTCGATTGTTAAACGATGACGAAATCTTAGGGATTGTTCGCGATCCTGAAGACGTCTTGCATATTGCTTAAGGGGTAAAACATGTCTAACGAAGAACTTGAATACGATGTTGGGGCTGACGAAAAAGAAACG